TACGCTCCTTACGTTCCATTGATGATGACTCCATTAGTGTACGATCCAGAAACATTTACTCCACGTAAAGGTTTGATGACTCGTTACGCTAAGAAAATGATCCGTCCAGAATTCTATGGTAAGATCTTCATCACAGATTTAGAGCAAATCTAATCTAGGATAGTATAATAGAAAGAGAGGCCTTCGGGCCTCTTTTTTTTTGTCTATATAGATCTTTATTGTCTATTTATAAACGTATAAAGAGTTGTTTCATTAAATAAAGATCTATGACATCGAAACCGTACACTGATGAAGTATATGTTGAAAAACGTAAACCAAAAAATCCAATTAAATTTAATATTCAGCTCAACGACGAGCAAAAGATCGCAAAGTCTATAATTATAGAAAATCCAATAACAGTTATAAAAGGTATGGCAGGTTCTGGAAAGACATTAGTAGCAGCTCAAGCAGCTCTAGATATGTTATTCAATAAAGAAGTAGAACGTATTGTTATTACTAGACCAACTGTTTCTAAGGAGGATATAGGCTTCTTACCAGGAGATATTAAAGAGAAGATGGATCCTTGGTTAGCACCCATCTATCACAATCTATACATGCTTTATGACAAGGCTAAGGTAGATAGAGACTTAGAAAACGGTAAGATAGAAATCGTACCATTTGCATTCATGAGAGGAAGGACATTTGTAGATTCTTTTGTGATTGTAGACGAAGCCCAAAACGTTACACATTCCCAAATGGAAGCTGTAATAGGTCGATTAGGAAAAGGTAGTAAGATGGTAATATGTGGAGACTTAGCTCAGATTGATTTGCAATCTAAAAAAGAGACAGGATTTTCTTTCTTAGTAAGAGTAGAAGAACAAGTAAAAGGATTTAGAGTTGTTAATCTAGAAAAGAACCACAGACACGAAATAGTAGCCCCGGTACTAAAGGTTTATGAAACTTATAGGGACTAAAGATAGTAACTATTTATTAATAAAATAAAGAAGTATGGCCAATATACAGATATGGAACGGATCATCTCAGTTTGCAGCAGGGCAGACACCGTTTGGATTTTATGATGCAGATGCTGAGTTTATCGCGGAAGCAGATAAGGTAGCAAAATATTGCGCTATAAAATTAGGCTGGCCTTTGATGGATGTTGAACTAACATCTGGATCTTTTTATGCTGCATTTGAAGAAGCTGTTACTCAATACGGTAACGAATTATATCAACAACAAATACAACAAAACTTCCTTTCAGTACAAGGAGGTAATTCCTCTGTAAACTTAAACGCTACTTTAGTTCGACCATCTCTAAATAGAATGATCGAAATTAGTAAGAATTATGGAACAGAAGCAGGAGTAGGAGGAACAGTTAGAAAATATTCAGGTTCTTTAGATACTGTAGCAGACCAACAGACTTATGATTTAAACTTATGGGCATCCCAGCAAGGTATAACAGGAGGTATCGAGATTAGAAAAGTGTTTTATGAAGCACCACCAGCAATCTTACGATACTTTGATCCTTACGCTGGTACTGGAACAGGCATTCAATCTCTGATGGATGCTTTTGACTTTGGTTCTTATAGCCCGGGTGTAAACTTCTTATTAATGCCGACTTCATTTGATATGTTAAAAGTTCAAGCAATTGAGTTTAACGATCAAGTGAGACGTTCGCAGTATTCTTTTGAATTAGTAGGTAATCAGTTAAAACTATTTCCGATACCTAAAAATGGAGGTAAATTATTTTTTGAATTCTATAAAAACTCAGATAAAAGGTATATTGACGATGGTGTAATGCTAGGAGGAGGATCTGCAGGATCTAATTACGGAGGTACTACAAATACTAATAATGTAATTACTAACATATCTAACGTACCGTATGCAAACCCGGTGTATTCTGATTTTAATGCACCTTCTAAAGCATGGGTATATAATTATGCAGCAGCTGTATCTAAAGAGATGTTAGCATACATAAGAGGAAAGTATACATCAATACCGGTTCCTGGTTCTGAAGCTACTTTAAATCAGGCAGATTTATTAGCAGATGCTAGAACAGAAAAAACAGGCTTGATAGAAAGTCTTAGAGCTAATTTAGCTTCTACTAATATGACATCTTTATTAGAAGCAAAAGCTAGTGAGGCTAAATTTTTAAATGACACTTTACAAGGTGTTCCAATGTTAATTTACGTAGGATGATAAAACTACTTAACATATTAACCGAAGAAGAGTATAATACATACCAAGGATTAGTTAGAATTACTATTTCTCCGGATGTAACTATACAAGAAACCGGTGAATTAATGAGGGCTTTACCAGGAGTTATAACAGTAACCCAGGTATCTCATAATGATGCCAATAATACAGCAGTAATGAAGATGAAAATCATTACAAAACAACAAGCTGAACCTGCTTTCGCTAAATTGAAGCAAGTTTCGTTATCAAAAATACCTCAAATAGCGAAGTTTGAGTTTGCACCTAAAACAATTGAGGTAAAATGATATTTGGAAGTACAAGAGACTTTGGATTACTAACTAATATAGGTAGGGAACTACTCAAAGATATAGTTGAGCAAGAGATCTTATACTATAAATTTAGTATAGAAGATACTGAAGCTAATTTATACGGTGAAGCTCTTAGTAAATCCTTTTGGAATGCAATAAAACTTAACTGTTTTATTACTAGAGGTGAACAAATAATAACTGATGATGATTTTGGACCAGATTTAACAAGAGAAGCTTCGTTTGCATTTATAAGACAAGACTTAGTAGATACAAGTATAGTACCAGAGGTAGGAGATATCATACTTTGGCATGAAAACTATTATGAAGTAGATACAGTTGTAGAGAATCAACTATTTTTAGGTAGAGATAGTAACTATAATTTTACACAATACGGCTCTCAATTCGGAAGCTCAGTTTCTATTATAGTTAAATGTCACTTAACAAGAGCAGAAAAAGTAGGAATAACACAAGTAACTATATAATAGATGGCTTATAATAAACCAGTACCTAAAACACAGTTAGAGATTGCACAAAGCTTTGTGGATCCGTTACTGAATACAGGTAAATCTCCATCTGTAGACAATAAAAGAAGGGAATTACAGAAGACTGTAAAGAATGATAACGTAAAACAGTTCTCTTTAGGTTTAAAAGATATAGATGAGACTATATTCTACTACTTTACTAATGTAATTAAACCAACAGTAATACAGAATGGAATAAAAAAAGAAGTACCTCTACTATACGGCTCACCAGAACGATGGTCTGCTGTACAGAAAGATGGATTTTATAGGGATAAAGGTGGTAGAATACAGGCACCTCTCATAATGTTTAAGAGAGACTCAGTAGAAAAGAATAGAAGCTATGGAAATAAGCTAGATGCTAACAACCCACTAAACTATGGTATCTTTCAGAAGAAGTTCTCTAAGAAAAATATATACGACCGCTTTAGTTTATTAAATAATAGAGACGAAGTCAAGGAATTCTATGCAGTAGTTATGCCAGACTTTGTAGATATAACATATTCCTGTATAATCTTTACAGATTACGTAGAACAAATGAATAAACTAGTAGAGTCTATCAACTTTGCATCAGATTCATACTGGGGAGACCCAGAAAAGTTTAGTTTTAGAGCAATGATTGATAGTTATGCACAGACTACTGAGCTAGCAACAGGATCTGACCGTACAGTAAAGACTACTTTTACAATTAAACTACTAGGTCATATAGTTCCTGACTCAATAAACGCTACTGTAAGGGGTATGAACAAATTCTACTCTAAATCAGCAGTCAATTTCGGTTTTGAAATGGTTTCTAATATCGAAACACAAACAACTACACAAGCCGTGAAAGGAAAAGCAAGATTTTACGATAAAGCTAGTGAGACTTTAAATTTAACAACAATAGAAGAGTCTATGACATCAGAACAAAAGACATATGTAACTTTACAGAAGGTAATAACAAGTAATTCTGTAAATACAGTAGTAAATACAGGGGCTAGAACACTTACATTTACAGGACAACAGTTAGTAGAGACACCTGCTGGATTCCCAGCATTAACTAAAGCTAATTTTCAGGTATTTATTAACGGTATGATTGTAGAAACAGATGCAATTGATTCTATACAAGAAGTAGGTGGTAATCTAGTAGTAACTTTCAACAGTACATTAGGCTTTGCTATCGCTTCTACCGATGAATATACTTTAATTGGAAAATTAGCATAAGATGGCATTAATACAGTGGAAACAGATTAGTCCTCACATTAGTGGCTCTGGAGATTTAACAGGTTCATTAAATTTATTAGGTAGTTTTACCTTAAACGGACAGTCTATCTCTACTCTTGATGCTTCTGTCTTTAATAAAACAGGGTCTTATGCATCAGCTACTACAGATGTACACGTAACAGGGTCGTTTAGGTTAAAACTAGACGGAGTATCTAAGTACTTTGCAGTAAATGTAGGCGGTAAAGATAAATTTAAAGTAAACGAGCAAGGAGTTGTAGTATTACACCCTTTTACAGTACCTCCTACACCGATAACAGGTAGTATATATTATGGAATAGATAACAGTTTCTATTTTGGATTGTAAAAAACGGAATATTTATTAATAACGCAAATTAACATAAAACAATAACATGGCACAGTGGAAAAAACTCGTCGTTTCTGGTAGTAATATCAGTCAATTAACTAACGACTCAAATTATGCAAGAAACGGAGTGGATAACCAGTCCCTTCTCGGTTCATTTAGCGGTTCATTTACCGGTAATGGTGCAGCATTAACAGATGTAACTGCTGCTTCAGTAGCTTTTGGTAACATCACAAGCAAACCTACATTAGTATCTGGATCTTCTCAGATTACGATTTCTCAAACAACTGGATTTACTGCTTATACAGCTTCTGTAGATAGCGCTGTCGCAGGCTTAGACTCTCAAATTACTACAATTGAGGGAGTTAGTATATCTGGCGGGGATGGTATTACTTCTAGCGGTACAATTGGTGGTGGAAACCTTGCTATATCTGCAGATGTAGATAATACATCTATTGAAATAGACGGTTCTGCTAAGATTAGCTTAAAAACAACAGGTGTATCTGCAGGATCTTACGGTAGTGCTACAGCAATTCCGACATTTACAGTAGATGCTGACGGTCGTTTAACTGCCGCTAGTACTGCAAACATAAGTACTACATTAAACATTTCTGGTTCAACAGGTGGTGGTTCAGTAGCTTTAGGTAACCAAACATTAACTATTGAAGGTACAGCTAACGAAGTAACAGCAACAGCTTCTGGACAGACAATCACTATCGGATTACCGGATAATGTTAACATAGCAGGTAATTTATCAGTACAGGGTAATTTAGATGTACAAGGTACTGTAACAAACATCAATACAACTAACTTAGATGTAGAAGATGCTTTCATATTACTTAACTCTGGTTCAGCTGCAACAGCAGATTCAGGTTTCGTTTTCGGTGGTTCTAACGGTACTGCTCAGGCAGGTGCTGGTTTAATTTGGGATGCTAGTTACAACAGCAACGACGGACGTCTTGCAATTGTTGGTAACTTGGCTTCTAATGCAACAGGAGCACAAACTCCATCTTACTATGTAGGAGGTGTATTTGCAGGTAATTCAGCAGATGCTGCTACAGCAGAAGCAGATCACGTTGGTAACATTAGAGTAGAAGGAGACGATATATTCATTTACGTATAAAATAAAATAAAGTTATGGGATTATTAGATAAACTAAGCTCAAAACCAGTTAAAAGCGAAGCTCAGTTAGTGTTTTCAAAAAAAGAAATCGAGTTTTTACTCGCTAAACTTAGGACCGCAACTTATAAAGGTGATGAATTCGAAGCCTTTTATAATGTCTGGGTAAAACTAACAAACGAATTAGAAAAAAACAATCAATAGTAAGAGGACCTTAATAGGTCCTTTCGCTATTTATATGTACATTATAGGCCCGAAAGGGAAGTGGGCACCGCACATTGGTGTAACCAACCGTAATAGTAACAAAAATGCCAAACTGGAAAAAACTCATCGTAAGTGGGTCAAGTGCACACTTATATAATCTTAATGTAGCTAGCGCTGTAACTGCTTCTTACTTCAAAGGAGACGGTTCCGGGTTAACTAACCTTAACGCTACAGTATCTGAACAAGCTACAGTATCAGATTCATTCTCTAATACCTTAACTAAGGTAGTTAATCATAATTTTTCATCTAAGAACCTTGTTATAAGTGTTTATGATGGAAATGATAATCAAATTATTCCAGCTACTGTTAATTTAACAGATAATAACAACGTTACTATTACATTTAATCAACTAACAACAGGAACAGTTGTAGTTGCTAAGGGAGGTCATATTGTTGGAGGTAATGCTAAAATAGATCAAGTAACAACTATTACAGATACCTTCACTAATGCTACTACTAAGGTAGTTACCCATAATTTTAACACTAGAAATATATTAGTTTCAGTTTACGATAATGAGTATAACCAAATTATACCACAGTCTGTAAATGTAGCTAACTTAAACACAGTAACCGTTACTTTTAATCCTGCAACAACAGGATTTGTAGTAGTTGGTAAAGCTGGACATATTGTTTCCAGTTCCGCTGTCGATTCTACAAAGTTAGGCGGCCAATTACCATCGTATTACCTTAATTATACTAACTTTACAAATATACCATCTACCTCTTACAGACAAACTATAGAAGGTAGTGGACCTTTCACTATAACTCATAATTTATCTGAAGATTTTCCAGTAGTACAGGTATATACTGCTCAGAGAGAGCAAGTATTACCAGCTAAGATTTTATCTGCTTCAAGTAATGCAGTAGTATTAGAGTTTAGTAGTTTTATTTCAGGGAGTGTAGTAGTAAATAAGTAGATATTTATAAATAACGTAGCAAAAAGACTATAAAAGAAGAAAAACATGAGAATTGACAATCCAATAGGTATTAACGCCGCACTGACAGGGTCCTTTAGTGGATCTTTCTTTGGAAACGGTAGCGGCTTAACAGGTGTAGCAGCTTCCAACGTGGAGTATACTAACGTACTTAATAAACCAACCTTACTATCAGGTTCAGCACAAATAGCATCTCAGATATCTGGATCATTTAGTGCAGTTTCTGCATCAATTGCTTCTAGGTTTGATAACTTAGGATCTGGTTTTGCAACCGATACCGAATTAGCTAACGTCTCTTCTTCTGTTGCAGGAGATATAACAAATATCTACAACACTTACGCTACGGATACCGAATTAGCTAACGTCTCTTCTTCTATAGCTACTAGATTTGATAACTTAGGATCTGGTTTTGCAACCGATACCGAATTAGCCGACGTTTCTTCTTCTATAGCTACTAGATTTGATAACTTAGGATCTGGTTTTGCAACCGATACTGAATTAGCTAACGTTTCTGCATCAATTGCAGGAGATATAACAAACATATATAATACCTACGCTACGGATACTGAATTAGCTAACGTTTCTTCTTCTTTAGCTTCAAATCTAACAAGTCTTAACACTACTGTAAACAATTTAGACAGTACTTATGCTACAGATGGACAACTAACAGCGGTATCAAGTTCAATTATAAACACAATTAGTGCTAACTTACAGACTTTTGATATAGCATCAGGATCTTTTGCAACTAGAATTGACTCTGTAAACACAACAATAAATAATCTAGGAAATACTTACGCTACTGATAGTGAATTATCAACTATCTCTGGATCCTTTGCTACAAGATTAACAACAGATGAGAGTAACATAAGCACAGCTACAAGTGTTAACTCTACCCAAAATAATAGATTAGCAGCTTTGGAAGCAGCAACAGGTTCATATCAGTCTGGGTTGACGTTTAGTGATACAGCAGGACAGGGTGGAATTGATTTTACTAATACAGCAGGTACTATTTCTGCTACAGTAGTAGGATTAGGTACAACAAGTAATGTAACATTTAATAACGTTACTATTAATGGTACTTCAACAGCACAAACACCTAGTAGTAATGATAACTCAACTAAGATTGCAACAACTGCATATGTTCAAACAGAACTTACTGATTTAATCGGTGGTGCATCTGCTGCATTTGACACTTTAATAGAAATCTCAGCATCACTTGCATCAGGTGATACTACTTTAAATACTTTAGTTGACGGAAAATTATCTAAAGCTTCTAACTTATCAGATTTAACAAATACATCAACTGCTAGAACTAACTTAGGAGTAGCTATCGGTTCAGATGTACAAGCCTATAACGCAACACTCGCTTCTGTAGCAGGAGGAACTTACAGTGGTGATGATTCTATTACAACAATAGGTACAATAGTAGCAGGTAACGTAACAAACATTTTACCAGCAGGAACAGTCAGTGGATCAGCTCAAATAGCATTGGGTTCTGCAAGCGGTAATATAGCTTTATCTACTCAAACGACTGGTGATTATGTAGCAAGCTTAGTTGCAGGTACTGGAATTACTTTAGCAAACAATACAGGAGAAGGAGCTACTCCAACGATTACAAACTCTGCACCAGACCAGACAGTTGTACTGACAGCCGGATCTAACGTAACTATTTCAGGTACTTATCCAAGCTTTACAATTGCATCAACAGATACAAATACTACTTATACAGCATCTACCGGCTTAACTTTAACAGGTACAGCTTTTAGTATTGATAGTACTGTAGCAACATTAACTGGTACACAAACTCTTACTAATAAAACAATAAATGGTTCTCAATTAGTAGACGGTTCTGTAGCAAATGCTAAATTAGCTAGCTCTACAATCTCAGGCGTTTCATTAGGTTCTAACTTAAATACTTTAACAATTGGAACTGGATTAAGTGGAACTTCATATAACGGTAGTGGTGCAGTAACAATTGCAAACACAGGTGTAACATCAATTACTACAAATACAGGTTTAAGTACAAACGCAAGTGCAACGGGAGGCGTAACAATTACCAACACAGGTGTAACTTCAAACGTAGCAGGAAACGCTATCACTGTAAGTGGAGCAACTGGAGCAGTTACTATTAACCACGCCGATACATCTACCGCAGCTAATTTAACCGCTTCAAGTAGAACTTATGTATCAGCATTAACATTTGATACATACGGACACGTTACTGCATATAGTACAGCTACAGAAACTGTAACCGATACAAATACCGTAACAACTAACATAGCAGGAACAGGAATTAGTGTATCTTCAGGTACTGGTAACTCGACGATTACAAATACAGGTGTAACATCTATTGTTGCAGGTACTGGAATTACAATCAGCGGTGCAACAGGAGCTGTCACTATCACAAACGGTATTACCAATAATAACCAATTAACAAACGGTAGTGGATATATAACAGCGTCTTCTTCTGACACACTAACTAATAAGGGCGGTAATATCTCACAATGGACTAATAACTCAGGATACCAAACAACATCTGGTCAAGTTGCTAAAGTAGAAAATACAGTATCGGGTACTAGTTCAGCAGACTTAGTTTACGGTAACATGGCAGATAATGACCAGTTCCGTATTAGAATAGGAGGTACATCTTCTAACGCAGGCTTTGTAGAAATTGCAACAGCAGATGACGCTACTGAACCAATTTATGTTCGCCAATACACAGGAGTATTTAGTTCATTGTCTAGAACAGGTGCATTATTAGATGGATCAGGTAATACAACATTCCCAGGTGATGTTACAGCTTATTCTTCTGATGAAAGATTAAAAGAAAATGTCCAAAATATACCAAACGCATTAGATAAAGTACTATCTTTAAATGGAGTAACTTTTGATTGGAAACAAGAAGCTTTCGATGCAGGATTCAATCCTAAGATTAAAAAAGAAGATGCTGGAGTATTAGCACAACAAGTACAGGCAGTGTTACCACAAGCAGTTAGACCAGCTCCTTTTGACTTAGACGAAAAGGGAGGATCAAGATCAGGAGAGAATTACTTAACTGTTCAGTACGAAAAATTAGCTCCATTGTTTATTGAAGCAATAAAAGAGCAACAAAAACAAATTCAAGAATTAAAAGCAGAATTAGAAGAACTAAAAAATAAATAAACATGGGTTTTCAGTTAAATGTCGATCTTGAGACGAGCTTAGGACCCTCGCAAGAAGTCTATGCTCGAGTAGAAGGCATAAGTTACAATAAACATACCGCGGCAGTAATGTTTCAAATTGCATACTGGGTAGATAGAAATCATGCATTAAAAGCCACTAGGACTTTTTTGGATGAAGAACATAAAAATATGGTGGGGTTAATATATGATAAAGTAATATATTATCCAGAAGGAACGACAGAAGAAATAGAAATACATTTACCGCAATATTTAGATATCTTTGCAGTAAATGAAGAAGAGGTAGAGATTCCTATATATGAAACTAAAGTAACTAATAAAGAAGTTCCTTATATTAGTTTTGATGAAAATGGAGAAGAGATAACATTATATAGAACTATTATTAAAAATGAGCCGGTTCAAATAGGGGTAAAAAAAGAGGTAAAAAAAGTAATTGATTACGGAGTTTCAAATAGATTAGCAGAATTCGCTTATAAAGCTTTGAAAGAAGAATTAGCGAAATGGTTTCCTAAAGAAAATATCGAAACAGTAAAATAAGATGTCAAGAAAAACGTACGGCGCAAATGATGTAAACTGGGGCTCTTTTGACGAATGGTCAACCTCTATTTCTGGTGATAGTAATACTTCTATTGCTACTGCTATGAACAATATGTTTCCGGCAAATACGTCTCCTTTTAGTGCAAGTGAACTTAGAAATAGTACAATTTTTAAAGGAACTATTCGCTCACAAACAGGAGGAACAGTTGCAGTTACTGCACCCTACACTGTTTCTGCTACTAGTGGTAATATAACAGTAAAGAATGTTTTCTTGAATTCTTATAATATAACAATAGAAGCAGCAGCTACATACCCTTACACATTCCATTCATGGAGAACTGCTACTGGAGCTGGTGGTACTCAAATTTCAACTTCTGCTACTTTGACTATTACTAATAGTGCTAACGCAGACTATTCCGATTACTACGCATACTTTACAACTACCCATGTAAATCCAGCTTCATAATAGTTGGATATATGTAAAAAAGTTCGTAAATTAAATAATAAATAAATTTAGTTTTGAAAGTAATTTGGGTTTTAGAAAATATAAAAGATGATGAGAGAATCTACGGAAAACTAAATACTCTCATGCTTATTGCTTCTGTACAATTATGGAAGAAAAACCACCCTACTCACAACTGTGTGATGTATTGTGATAAATTAACCCTACAGTATTTAGAACGTCTCTCTATTACTCATTTATGGGATAGTATAGAAGTATACATACACACAAGAAATATTGATAGAAACGTATTTTGGGCAGCTAGTAAAGTTGGAGTTCTTTCTCAACAAACAGAACCAGTTATCCTTATGGATAATGATACGTTAGTTTATAAACCTATTGCACACCTTTTAGAAAAAGACACAACATATGTATGTAATCTAGAGAAGGGAAGAGGATATTATCCTACAGGTTATGATGAAATAATAAAGAAACTAAGTTACCGCCCTCGATGGAAAACAGAATCAGCATGTGTAGCTTTTTTATATCTTCCAGATCCAAAATTTACTAGGTTATATGCTAATATGAGTTTAGATATGATGGAAGAGTTGACTGCTTTAGGAGCACCAAATTCACAATACTTAATTTTTTCTGAGCAATTACTTTTGAGACATCTTCTAGAAATTAAAAACAAACCCCTTAAAGGTCTTATAAGAACCTATTGGGATTGTCAGGCATGGCAGTGGGGGGAAGATCATAAAGACGGTATATGGACCTTTCATGAATCTCAACAGTACTTTAAGCATTACGGGCCTTTGAAAACCTGGATTATAAAAAATGAAGGAGATCAAGATTATAAAAAGGAAATAAAAGAGTTGGAAAATTGCGTAAATATGCCTAACTTAGACCTATCGTTTATGACGGTAATGTAAATGTCAATAGTAGATTTAAAATACATACAGGAAAAAATAACTACCAACAACGGAACTCCAGTAGATTATAGATGGACACATGGCGCAACAGATAAGCATCTCGGAGACGGATTAATAGTTTATAGCATCATACAAATGATGCGAGCAAAGGTATGTGTATGTATTGGATCTGGGAGCGGATTCATTCCCCGTATAATGACACAAGCTCGAATTGACTTATATAACCAAGGTATTTTTGAAGGAAATGGAGACTACAATTGGGGTGACATTGGGACTACTTACGTTGTTGATGCTTGTAACGGCATTGGTGGCCCTAACGATTTGGATAACGAAGATTCATTCTACAGGAAGAACTTTTATCCGAGATTTATTAAATCGACTTCTCTCGACGCCTATTATGATTTCTTTGTTCGACAAGATATTCAAATAGATTTTCTTTTTATAGATGGAGACCATTCCTACGAAGGAGTTAAGATAGATTTTGAACTTTACTCAAAACTATTATCTCCATCCGGTCTCATAATGTTGCACGATACGGACTCTACTTATGAAGAGACTTTAATAATTTCGGAAGATGCAAAAAAAGATCATCATAGATTTGACGGTCCTTCTAAACTAGTAGTAGAATTAAAAGAGTCTAAAGAGTGGAATGTGATGAACTTCCATAACTTTGGAATAGTAAAAGATAAACCATCCTCATCAGGAATAACAGTTATACAGTATGCTCAATCTAGTAACAGTAGTAGGACGTAATACTCACTTACTCCCTCATATGTTAAAACATTATGAAGGAAAAGTTGATAAAAATTATGTAGCAGTTTACCGTCAAGACGAAAATGACGGAGTACTAGAAGAAGTTTTAGACTTAGGAATTAATCCTTATATAATTGTTACAGATGAGAAATACAACTGGGAGAGAGTGACCGCTCTTTATAACTTCGTAAAACAAACTAAACCTAACGATTGGTGGATAGTTTCAGATGATGATGAGCTACAAGTATACCCTTACGAAATTTCAGATATAATTAAAGAATGTGAAAAGCATGGTTACGACTTTGTAACAGGTGGCTTTTTAGATAGAATAGGACCTGATGGTTCTTTTCCGGAAGTAGATAGAGAAACAAATATCCATTCTGCTTTTCCTTATGCAGGTTTTTTTAGACACCCAATGTCTAAAGCATGTCCTAATAAAGTGACTCTAATGAAGGGGTTTCAAGATGTATGCTCAGGACAGCATTATGCTACCTTTAAAGATAGAACAAACAGCTGGGGGAAAGCACACCCGAAAAGAATGCCTATTGAGGAAGTATTTACTCAAGTGCATCATTTCAAATGGGACGCTACTTGTGTGGAGAGAATAAAAGAAGTAGCTGATGTTGATAAGCCTTATGCATATTCCGCCGAGTATAAAACAATGTACAATGCTATAAAAGTATTTGACTGGAAAATTGATATATGTAATCCTGAATTCAAAGTTGAAAAATTGAATAATTTTTCGTATATTGATTATATGGATTACTCCAAATGGAATTTATTAAGAGATAAAATTGTTACAATATGAACAAAACACTAAAACAAGATGAATTAGATCTAATCGCTTTAGAAGAAAGAAAGGTTAGAGCTTTAGAAAAGATTGCAGCATCTATGGATGCATTAACTATTTGGTTTGAAGAGATTGATAAGGACGATTGGAGTGAACGTGTGCAATTCTACTTAACAGAATTTCATAAATTCCAATCACCAAAAGATCCAACCATAAATGGATAAACTTGGTCTTATAGTACCTTATAAGAATAGACCTCAACAACTTTTCGATTTTAAACTAAAGATTTCTGGATACCTTACAGAATATAGTATCAACTACGAACTTATTATTGTAGAACAAAACGATACAAAAAGTTTCAATAGAGGTAAACTTTTAAATATAGGGTTTGAAAAAGCAAAAGCTTTGGGGTGTACTTATGTATGCTTTCATGACGTTGATATGCATCCAGTTAAGGTAGACTATAGTCCGGTAGATAAACCAACACAATTAGCTAATCGATTTGTATACGAAGAAGGTGTACATAGAACTATCACAGATGACTATTTTGGAGGAGTTACTTTGTTCCCTGTTTCGCAGTTTGAGGATATCAACGGATATTCAAACGAATACTGGGGTTGGGGATTCGAAGATAACGACTTACTAGCTAGATGTAGAGAGAAAGGAATTCCCCTTGGAAATAAGTTTTATAAGCAAAACGGTATAAACGGAATAGGGTTAGAATTTAACGGAGAATCTTCTCTTGTTAGATTTCCTAATGTATGTAATTTTAGAAAACCTCTAACGATTTATACAACCTTTAAACCTTATAGAGTTAAAACAACATCGACAGAGATTACAGATGAATTCGCAATATACTCTATACCAGGTCAAGATCTAAATTTATCATATAACTCTTTTAATACTTATAAATTTGAGACATTTAATAAGTATGGAGAACCTCATTCTATACATACAAAGAACTTACCACCGTTAGCATGTAAGAGTATAGTAACAATCAATCCAAGAACTAAGCAAATTGAGTTCTACTTGAACGGAGAGAAAATAGGTAGAAAAGGAATCAAAGACTTACTATACCCGTACTGGGATGAAGAGTATATGTACTTAGGAGTAGGTAATCCTTTACGAGAAGAAAAGCAAAAATACTACTACGGGTATATTACAGAATTTGCTATCTTTAGTAGAGAGTTAAATCCTGCTGAGATCAAAACATTAAGTAGTAACTCTAGGCACGGATTGACTCAGGAGTTTGGAGACTATTCACCACATACAGACCTAGAAGTTTACTACGACGGTAAGCACACGGTTGGTAATACTATTAAAGACTTGTCAGGTAATAATAAAGACGGACAGCTTATAGACTGCGGTTTAGTAGAAACCTTCCAGCCTCAAGAATATACTCAATTAGTTCCAAGCCGAAGATACAGTACATTCAAAGTCTTAAAGCATAAAGAGAACGGATATCAAGACGGGTACTGGGTCAATTGGGCTAGTAGAGAAAATCAAATGAGGTATTACGAAAAGATTAAAGACGGACTTACTTTAGATTCTGACGGATTAAGTACACTACGTTATAAAACACTTTCGAGTAAAAACAAAGATAATTATCACCATTTAGTAGTTACGTTATGACAAAGCATAAACTAGGGGTCTGTGTTCCTTATCGAAATAGAGAGCTACATTTACATGAGTTTATACCTAAGGTAGGAAAGTACCTAAAAGAACAAGGTATAGATTTTCAAATGTACTTCTGTCATCAAGTAGATGATAAATTATTTAATAGAGGAGCAACAAAAAATATAGCTGCAAAGCATGCATTCGAAGACGGATGTGATTACATAGTATGGCATGATATTGATATGATCCCAGAAGAGGATTGTGATTATTCATACCCTGAAAATGTACCACGACATATTGCTACTAAGATTTCACAAATGGACTATCAACTTAAGTATCATGAATACTTTGGTGGAGCAGTTTTATTTACTAAGGAGCATGTAGAAGCTACAAATGGTTATTCTAATAACTACTGGGACTGGGGAATGGAGGATGATGATCTCTTTTGGAGATGTCATGTAGAAGGTCTTACACGAAATACTTACTTAGGACCGCAACCATTAAAACAAAAATATTGGAGTTTTAACGGAGAAGATTCCTATATGAAGATTCCTTTTCATAGAGAGATGAGAGGATTGACAGCAGGTAGTCATACTATCTCAGTATTAACTAGAGCTTTTCAACAACCAGAAAAAAATCCTATCTTTCTATTAGGAGATACTAATAACAAGTATGTAGAATATCCTATATTTAGATTACCAGGATATGATTATGGTATTTCTTTTAATAACTCTAGAGCCATGACTCTAACTTTTTGGAATAATTTTGATGCACATAATTACATGTGGGTTAAAAGATATGACGACCAATGGAGTTGGGTTACTGCAGTTATAAATGAAAATATAAAAACTGCTCATTTTTACTTAAACGGAACAGAGGTAGATTCTAAAGGAGGGTTTGGGAGTCCTTCTCCATTAGAGTGGGAAGGTAAATTAAAAAGCTACGGAATCAATTCTGCATATTTAGGTATGACTCCTTCTTTAGAAGAAGGTAATCCTGTAAAGTATTTTAAAGGAGATATAGCTAAGGTATTTGCTTGGAAGAGAGCTTTAAGTCCTGCAGAAGTAGCAACTATGCACTTGAATTTACCTAAGGGAGATCTTATAATAAATTTAGACGCGGATTACCCTAGAACAACAGTTGAAAGTTACGGAGTAGAAGAAAAAGAAGAGACTTTTAGAATACCTAATTCAATCATACCTTATAGAGTAGAAGGTAAGTTTAGATGCTTACCACACCCAGATGAAGGTATTGTGAATGGTAGATTTGTAAAAGGAGAAACAACTGCAGCTAATGAAAAACGTTATGTACTCCAGATGCAACAAGGTAAAGTTAATTACAAAGAAGACGGAATAAAACAAGTTCAATACAGTTTAGTAGAAGAGAAGCAATTGACTCCTTGGGCTAAAATGTTAAATATAACCCTATGAGTTTACAAGAAGTAAAAAACAAACTAGACGGAGTAGGATGTGGGTTTTGTTTAGCAAAATGGACTCAAGTTACTATGCACCTAGGGATGGGGATGACACACTCTTGTCACCACCCATCACCGCATAAGATACCTCTAAAGGAGGTAGAAAGGAATCCTTCTGCTCTACATAATACTTCTTATAAAAAACAGAAGAGGAGAGAAATGTTAGAAGGAGGAAAACCAGAAGAGTGTAACTATTGCTGGAAAGTAGAAGAAAGCTCTAACTCTTTTTCTGATAGAGTTTTTAAATCCTCAGAACCATGGTCATTAGACCAGTTTGATAAAATTAAAGATAGTCACTGGCGAGAGGATTTTAATCCAAGATATGTAGAAGTATCTTTCTCAAATACCTGTAACTTCAAGTGTGCTTATTGCGGGCCACAGTATTCATCTAAATGGGTAGAAGAGATTGAGAAACACGGGGCATACCCAACTAGCTACAATTTTAATGATATCAGCAATATACAGGCAAGAGGAGAGATGCCATATAAGCATTCCGAAATCAACCCCTATGTGGAAGCATTTTGGAAATGGTGGCCGGACTTATATAAAGACTTACATACCTTTAGAATTACAGGCGGTGAACCTTTATTGTCAAAAGATACTTTTAAAGTTCTAGAATACATACAAGACCATCACCATAAGAATCCAAACCTATCTTTATCAATCAACTCTAACCTTGGCGTTCCGGATAACTTGATTGACAGGTTTATAGAAATTGCTAAAGACCTTTGTGAAAATGATAAAGTAAGAGAATTAACTATCTTTACTTCAGTAGAAGCAAAAGGTGCTCAAGCAGAATATACAAGGTATGGATTAGAGTATGATAGGTTCTGGAGTAATGTAGATAAGATATTAACCGCTTTACCGAAAGTTACTATCAATATCATGGCAACATTCAATGCACTTTCTGTATTTAGTTACGACGAGTTGATTGATAAGACTTTTGAAATGAAAAAGAAACATGCTAATGGACAAAGGTATTGGATATCTGCTTTACAACTAGATACATCTTACTTGAGATGGCCAACACATCTTTCTGTTAAGATACTAGAACCAGAACATAAAACATCAATTTTGAAGTCTGCAGAAAAAGCCTTATATTACGGTATAAAGGAATTTACTAAAGACAATTATGGATTCTCTAATGTAGAGATTCAGAAAATAAAACGCATTTACGATTATGCTATTTCAGAAGATAATTTCGATATAGAGAGAAATAGAAAAGATTTTGTTATATTTGTAGATGAATTAGATAAAAGAAGAGGTACAAACTTTTTAGAGACATTCCCTGAACTAAACGAATTTTATGCTAAAATTAAATAAAGGGGAACCGTGGGTATTTTGGCCAAGTAGTATCTGCGACACTTTCCCTGAAAATCCGGGAAATAAAATACTAAGAGGAGATTGCTATTTTGAGTTCAATATTAGGTTTACATTAAAAGAAAAACCTTTAGAAAGAAAAACTATATTTGCACTACTACCTAAATACACAGGATTAGATATCCATTCAGAAGGAATGGTTTTTGCATATACTACAGAAGAAGAAACTTATTATATTAACCTACCTTCTCTAATAAAGGAAGGAGAAGAAGTTTTATTAACAGTAATACATCAGCCAAATAGGTATTTAAGAATATTTATTAATAGAGAATTAATTGAAGAAATTAATTTAGATAATAAGGTTTTTGGAATAGATAATAGCCCGCATATCATATTTGGAGCAGGCAACTTCCCTAAAAATAACTTTAACCTCAATTATGTAGATTTAGATCTTCATGAATTTATATTAATAGGAATAACAGGAGTCATATCTCATCATACTTTTGAAGAGTTTATATTTGATAAGTCTGTTGATATTTCCGGTAACCTAAATTTTATACATAAATTATAATGGGAGTTTTCGCAAAAAAGGACAATGAATCGTTCCAAGAATATAGAGAAAGGGTTATAAATAAACTATCCCAATCGTTTTGTGGTGCTAAATGGTATAATGCTACCATTTGGTTAGGTAACGGTACAACAGCTAGTTGTCATCACCCACCTGCACATAAGATACCTTTGGAAGAAGTTGCTAAGTCATATAAAGCAATTCACAATACTACTTACAAAAAAGCTATCAGAAAACAAATGATGGAAGGTGAAAGACCTAAAGAGTGTGAATACTGCTGGAAGATAGAAGACTTAGGACCTGATAAAGTATCAGATAGAGTATACAAATCAGTAATCTATACAGATGAAGAGTTAAAAGAAGCTAAAGGTAGTTTAGGATATACAGAAGATGTTGACCTTAAGACACTTGAGATTGCTTTTGATCCTAATTGTAACTTTGGATGCTCTTACTGTAATGCTTCTTTTTCAACTACATGGCAAAATGATATAAAAAAGTTTGGACCTTATCAAAACTTAGTTTCAGACGGCGCCGGAGCTTTCCAACACGATGGAAGACACGCAATGCCTTATGGAAGAAAGAATGAAGGTAATCCCTATATAGAAGCATTTTGGAAATGGTGGGAAGCAGAACTACAATTCTCTTTACGAGAGTTAAGAGTAACAGGAGGAGAACCTACTATGTCTCCTGATTTCTGGAAGTTGATGGACTGGTGGAAGAAAAATCCTCAATGTGAAGTGCCTTTTGCAGTAAATTCAAACTTAGGACAAAAGAAAGAATTATTAGATGCTCTTATAGAAGCTACTCATAGTTTTAAAGAATTTAATTTGTATACATCTTGTGAAGCTACAGGCTTACAGGCCGAGTATATTAGATACGGACTTGAGTGGGAAACTTGGTTACAAAATATGTACCGAGTTAACAAAGAAGCAAACGTCAAGTCTGTAAACGTAATGATGACTATAAACGGATTATGTTTATTTTCGATTACAGAGTTTATGGATGAAATAATAAAGTTAAAGTCAAAGCATGGAGCTCATGCAGCTATTATGTCTTTTAATATACTTCGTTTTCCATCATTCCAGTCTATAGTAACACTCCCTGTTTATATTAGAATGGAGAGAGCAGCTCATATTGAAAAGTGGTTAGAAGCAAACTGGAAAGAAGGTTCTAACGGATTATTAGATATGGAAAGAGATGGTTTATTAAGACTAATTGAATATATCAAACAAGTAGATACAGGGCATGCTTTTACTTCATCTCTAGAGAGTAGAGAAAGAGACTTTAAATCTTTTTATACTCAATATGATATAAGACGAAATAAAGACATTATTAAAGCATTCCCAGAAATAAAAAAATGGTGGGATACAATACCAGAGACTAAGCTTGATGCACTTAAAGAAGTAATAGACGGAGATGATGCTAAATCAAATAGATATGTACACGACGTACTAAAACAAGCAAAAGAAGAAGGGTGGGTACTTAATCCACAATGGCATAACCCAGGTTCACAAGAGTACATAGAACCAGATAATCAACAACAAGACGATATGATTGACTTGATTGATTTATTAAAAAAAGAATCTGATCCAAACGGTCCAGGTATAAAGCATAAATTAATATGAAATTTGGATTCGACAAATATGTAGAGATAGAGGGTGAAATTCATAAGTACCCTCTACCTAATGCTTTAATCGCGGCTGACCAGGTACTTCATACTCATGCAGAATTAAGAAAATATAACGTGTATAGTTTGCTCTTTAAACAAGATCTTAATTACGAAGATTTTTCATACGGACATGACACTGTTGATAATTTAATAAAACAAAAAGAAAACTTTATATATACAATACTGATTCGTCAACCTAAAGATTTTGAAAAGATTAGTGACGAAACTTTATATAAGTTTCCTGCTAAAGTCATAGACGTAGTCAAGAAAGGTAAAGCTAAGATAGTACTAAGTTATTTATTTGAAGGAGATTTTTATAAACAAGATGATATAAGAGCTATAAATCAATTCGTAGTAAAATACAGCTTAAGCAAAGACGATGTAATACTACTAACAAATAACTTAAAATACAAATATACAGAACCGGCAAATAGTAATTTTACAACTGTAGTCTTTAATTACTTTTTAGTTAATCAGTGGTTTTCAAAAGATGACCTACTATCTAATTCTATCAATACACAATCTGGAATTCGACTACGAGAAAATTTAGAATACATAAGTATATATAGAAAGCCTAAAAAATTCCTCTCTTTAAATCGAAGACCTAGAGTTCATAGAATTGCTCTATTTACAGAAATAATGAAAGACCCTATCCTTAAAGAAAACTCAATTATAAGCCTGGGAAGTAGAAACTTAGAATCTAATAACCATGATGGCTATGGACACGATTGGGTAGACTGGTATAAACATATTATTTCAGAAGACTACAAATACGGAAAATATTCCGGTATAGATTTTTTAAAGAACTATGACAGTAGTCAAGAGTCTTTTGTCGATTCAAATTTAGAATATAATCTAGCTTTTAACTTTAATCAAACATTGCACCTTAATACATTTGTTAATATACTTACAGAGACTTTGTTTGAAAATGAAACAGTTTTTTTATCTGAAAAAGTATTTAAGCCGATACTAGGATGTCAACCTTTTATAATACTCGGCAACCCCGGCTCAATTCAAGAACTAAAAAATATAGGTTTTAAGACATTTGAAGACTTTTGGGATGAGAGTTACGATAGTGAATTAGACTTTTCCAAGAGGTTAGAAAAAATAATTACAATACTAAAAGGATTAGCAGAAAAGACTGATCAAGAACTTTTAGAAATGACAAAACAAATGCTCTCAATTTTACAGCATAATTACGAACATATAAGATTCGCTGCAAGAGATGAAGTATGGCAATTAAAACAAACTTTAGATGAGCAATTCAACAAACAACCATAAACAATCAGAACATTTTTGTGCTGCATTATGGATGCACCTACATGTTTTAAACGATGGTAATACATATCCTTGCTGTATGACTCCGATGGAGAAAAAAAATAGTTTAGGTAACGTAAACGATACTTCACTTTTTGAAATTATAAATAGTGAGAAGGCTAAATCAATGCGTAAAGATATGTTAGAAGGAAAGCCACTACCTGCTTCATGCACAAGATGTGTAAGTAAAGAAAGCTCAGGAATGACCAGTATGAGAGTTGGTATGAACCACCACTGGTATGATCAAATAGAAGACTTAGTAGAAAGTACAAATGAAGACGGAAGTGTAGATGAATTAAGATTATTGTATTGGGATTTTAGATTTAGTAACTACTGTAACCTAGCATGTAGAACCTGCTCACCACTCTTTAGTACATCTTGGAATAAAGACTTTATAAAAGTGTTTGGGGAAAATGCTGCACCTCCAGAGCACCTAGGCTTAATTAACCTAGACGGTGCTACAAACTTTTGGCAAAACATAGAAGAAACTATTCATACAGCAAAAGAGATCCATTTTGCAGGAGGCGAACCTTTAATCATGCCTGAGCATTGGAAGCTTATAGAAATGTTAGAAGAACGTAACCTGTATGATGTTAAGTTGAAATACTCTACGAACGCTACAATGCTTGAAAATAAAGGAAGAAACATAGTAGATATATGGAAAAAATTTAAACATGTACATTTAAGCCTATCTATAGATGGAACCGGAGATCTTTTTGAACTAGTTAGACATAATGGAAAATGGCCTAAGACTAAAGAAAATTTATTGAAAATTGAAGAAGCAGGTATTGACTACTGGTTACACCCGACAATAAGCCTTCTTAATATATTTAGAATAGATGAAATGCATAGAGATTTTTTTGAAATGGGATTAATACCTATAGAAAAGAAAGCTCATGAAGAGTATGATTTTAATCCAAACTTTTATTTTACAAGTAGATTTCACATAAACCCAGTTTTTTGGCCTAATTATTATGCTCTAGAGACACTTCCAAATGAATTAAAACAACTAGCAACTGAGAAGATAACAAAGTATGGAAAGCAACTAGAAAAAGACCACGGTATTCCATTTTCAGGATGGGAAGGATTATTAGATATAATGAATAAAAAAGAAGGGAATCCAGAACAGTTTAAAAAGTTTATAAAGGTTACTAAGGATTTAGATAAGTTACGTAATCAAGATTTTTTGAAATTGAACCCAGAATTTAAATCATACTTTTAATGAAAGGATTTATTTGGAATATAGAATCAGAAACACAGTTTAAAGACGTAGTTAGAGACGATTATAGTAGAGTTGTATTTCTCGATGGAAAAATCAACGAACAGTTTGGAGTGGAGATTAAGTATTTATCAGATACGGAAAAACAAGAGACAGTAGACGCGTTTGAAAAAGGTAAAACTGATATTGATAAAGATGATGTATCTTATTATATTAATAAGTACGGAGCTCGTGGAGATTGGAGTATAGAAGAACAAAAAAATGACCACCTGAAAATAGCAGTTTTTGGATGTAGTTTTACTTTTGGGGTAGGTATGCCAGAAAGCAAAACCTGGGCAGCTCAATTTGTACAAAAATTACAAGTAGATAAACCTGTACAGTTAATTAACTTAGGATACCCTGGTGGTAGTATTGCAAAAAACTTAAAGCATTTTAAATACCTAACAGATATCTACAAAATAGATATGGCGGTATTTTTACTACCGACACATTGGAGAGAAGAGTACCCAGATTATTATACATCAGATCATCCTGTCACTTATTACAACTTTATACCTAATTATGGTTTTAAGTATAAAAAAGAAAAATGGGAACAGTTCTATAGCTACTCAACAGCCGGTACAAGATTTTATGATATGGTTAAGATGATTTCATATATAGAACTTATCGCATCAGTAAAAAATATTGAAACTTACTACAGTTCTTGGGACGAACAGACATTGAATTTTATTAGAGAGCATAAACTTGTGAAGCTTTATCAAATACTTCCTTATTTTAAATTTTTAGAAACTATGGTAGTACCTCATTTTAATAATAAGTTCGCTCGTGACGGTTTTCACCCCGGTATTGCTTCTCAAGATTTATTTTCAAGCGAACTAGCAGATCATATATCTAGTAAAACATTAATACAGGGTATAATTAAAAAGATTAAAGTAATATGAAAATAGGTTTTATTGGTATTGGAAAGCTTGGTAAAGACGCTGCTGAGGTAATGGCAGAAAAGCATTATGTAGAAGGTTATGATATAAATAAAAATATTTCTATTGACAGTAATGTAAAAGTTGTAGAAAGTATTCAAAAGGTTTGTAAAGACAAACAGTTAATTTTTATAGCAGTTCCTACTCCGCACCATCCTGATTACGATGGCAGATACCCTACCTCTCATTTACAGAATAGAGACTTTGATTATACAGTTGTAAAAGAAGTTTTAAATGAAGTTAATAATTACACTAATAAAAGTCAACTAATAATACTAATTTCAACTGTTCTCCCGGGTACTATAAGAAGAGAGTTTATACCGTTTGTAGAGAATTTTAGATTTATATATAATCCATATTTGATCGCAATGGGAACTGTAAAGTATGATATGGCTAACCCAGAGATGCTAATAATAGGTACAGAAGACGGTACTGAGACTGGCGATGCTAAACTACTTATAGATTTTTATTCTACATTTGTAAACCCTTCTACTAGAATTGAAATAGGTACTTGGGATGAAGCTGAATCAATAAAGATATTTTACAATACTTTTATATCAACTAAAGTTGCTCTTGTGAATATGATTCAAGATGTTGCTGAGAAAAATGGAAATATAAACACAGACGTAGTTACAAGAGCTTTAGAACGAAGCACCCAGCGCATCTTAGGCCCTGCGTATATGAAAGCCGGAATGGGAGACGGCGGCGGCTGCCACCCTCGTGATAATATTGCATTGAGATTTTTAGCAGAAGAACTCAAATTAGGGTACGACTTATTTGATTCTATTATGAAAGCTAGAGAAAAGCAAGCAAAAAATCTAGCAAATAAGTTGGTTCTTTACGCAAAAGTTCATAAATTACCTGTAGTTATACTAGGTAAATCTTATAAACCAGGAGTACATTTCGAAGATGGATCTTCATCTATACTAGTAGGTTACTATGTAGAAGAACAAGGGTACGAGGTTTTGTACGACATTGAAGATCCAATACCAGCAATTTACCTACTAGCTCATTATAAAAAACACCATGATTTTGATTTCCCTAGAGACTCAGTTATAGTAGACCCATGGAGAGAATATAAATCAGATATTAATAGGGTTATACACTACGGGAATACTAGATTACTAAATGGCTAAAGCAGTTATAATATCAGGACTTTTAACTAACTTTTCAGATAACTTTATAAAATTTATAGAAGATTTAGACGAAGAGGTTCATACATACGTAAGTACATGGAATACTCCAGAAAACTTAAGATGGGTAAACAAGTTGATGAGACATCAACATAAGACAAGAATTACTATCAATATGGAGGTTCCGATGTATGAGGAAAAAAAGTATCTGATATTACATTCTACGTTCCAAGCTGCAAACCTGATTCCTAACCTTTATAATTACTCTACTATTATCAAATTTAAGCCGGATCTAGAAATAGATCGTTTAGCTTATGATAAGAACGTAGAGAAGTATTTTCAAGAAGCAGCTATTCATGCACATCCTCTATTAGAAGGAAGAAAGAAAGAAGATTTTATATACGGAAGGTACTTATATAAGACATTAGATGAGAGAATGTTTACTACCTACCCAGAAGGTATTGAAAAATTATTTAAAAGAAGCTATACTGATTTTTTTGACGATATTTATGCACTTAATTCATATCTTGAAAAAAAATATACTCAAAAGTATGAAGGGAGTATCCTTTGGACTAATTATATAAAAGAAAGAGAGTTGGGAATTATACAGGACCTAACTCTTAAATTACCAAATTGTAAAAATTAAAAGTTATTAGAATGTCGACAGAACAAAAGTTACAACAGGAAGAGATTGACAGTATCAAGATGATTCAAAGTCAAAAGATTAAGTTAAACGAAGAATTAGCAGCTATTTCATTAGCGGAGTTTGAATTAAAAGACCGCAAGCAGGCAGTTGAAAATTTTTATAATTCACTCAAAGAAGCAGAAAAAAATATTGCTTCAGATCTCCAATCTAAATACGGATACCAGAAAATAAATCTAAATTTAGAAACAGGGGAAATAACAGAAGGTTAGAGAATAACAAGTAGAGTGTTTCAGCTGAATACACCTATTTATATACGTAGTTAAATTAAATCTTTTGAAAAGGGTTTCGAATTTATTAAGATATTTATTTTAGAACCCAACTAACAAATAATAGAGACATGGCAGAAACATTAATTTCACCAGGTGTATTAACGAGAGAAAATGATATTTCGTTTATTCAACCACAAGCGGCTGCAGTAGGTGCAGCGTTTATTGGTCCAACAGTAAAAGGCCCGGTAGAGCAACCTACAGTAGTAACTTCTTACGGACAGTATCAAAGAGTATTCGGAACCATAATCGAATCTGGTTCTAATAGCTTTGAGTATTTAACATCAATCGCAGTTAAGAGTTACTTTGAACAAGGAGGAAATACAGCATTAGTTACTAGAGTGGTATCTGGCTCTTATTCAGCAGCAGAAAATACTACATTAACAACTGTAGGCGGTTCAGTAACAAACCCTTTCCAATTAGAAACAATTGGTAAAGGAACTATCTACAATAACGCTACAGGATCTGCTCATACAACAGCAGTTCATAATTCAGACGGTTCAATCGCTTTAGGTAAACCAGATAATATCAGATTTGAAATTGCAAACGTTAACGACGACAACGGTACATTCTCATTATTAGTTCGTAGAGGTGATGATAGTAGAAAAAATAAAATTATCTTAGAAACTTTCAACGACTTATCTTTAGATCCAAATTCAGAAAACTATATAGAAAGAGTAATTGGTAATCAGTCTGTTTCTAAAACAACAGAAGGTTCAGAAGTATTTGTTAGTGTATCTGGAGAATATGTAAATAAATCTAACTATGTTAGAGTTAAAGCAGTAAATCATCCTACACTTAACTACTTAGCTAACGACGGCATTACAGTAAATAGTAATTTTGCTAATTTACTACCAATAGCTCAATCAGGATCATTCTACAATGCAACCGGAACAGCTTTCCCAACAGGAAAAGTAGCTAAATTCTTTAAGTATATCAATAACACAGATACACAAGGTTTAGTAGCTACTAACTATGCAGACGCTATCTCAATCTTAAATAATAAAGACGAATATCAATTTAATATAGTTACTGCTCCAGGTCTTATTTATGACTTCGGTACTCACAAGACACAACTAGATTCTATCATCTCATTAGCAGAAGGTAGAGGAGATGCAATTGCAGTAGTAGATTTAGAGCAATACGGTGCTACAGTATCTAACGTAACAGCAGCAGCTGGTACAGTAAACTCTTCTTATGCAGCAGCTTACTGGCCATGGTTACAAACACAATCTGCTACAGGTAAGAACGAATGGGTTCCTGCTTCAACAGTAATACCAGGTGTATATGCTTTCACTGATAGTGCAGCAGCTCCATGGTTTGCTCCAGCAGGTTTAGTTAAAGGAGGTATTCCTAACGTAATCCAAGCAGAACGTAAAGTTAGCCGTGAGCAACGTGATTTACTATATCGTGCAAATGTTAACCCAATTGCTACATTCCCTGGACAAGGTATTGCAGTATACGGTCAAAAGACCTTACAGAAAAAAGCTTCAGCTTTAGATAGAGTAAACGTTCGCCGTTTATTGATCGAGTTGAAACGTTTTATAGGAGGTCAAGCAAACAACTTAGTATTCGAACAAAACACAATAGCTACAAGAAATAAATTCTTAGCAATCGTTAACCCTTACTTAGAATCAGTAGTTCAACGTCAAGGTTTATATGCTTACAGAGTTGTAATGGATGACACTAACAATTCAGCTGATATCGTAGACAGAAATCAGATTGTTGGTCAGATCTTTATCCAACCAGCTAAGACTGCAGAATTCGTAGTACTTGATTTCACAATTGAACCAACAGGTGCAACGTTTGTAGCATAATTAAAATAATTGATATTTATATAAAACAGATAATAAAATGGCAGTATTAGATTCTAACGAAATTATGTTCAGAGCCTTCGAACCGAAGGTACAGAATAGATTTATCCTATACAGTGACGCTATACCATCATTCATGGTAAAAGCAGTTACTGCACCATCTTTCACAGATGAGGAGATCAAATTAGATCACATCAACTCTTATAGAAAGATTCGTGGAAAAAGAAACTGGGAAAACATGGATATGACATTGTACGATCCAATTAACCCATCAGGCGCCCAAGCAGTAATGGACTGGGCTCGTACATCATACGAATCAGTAACCGGTAGAGCTGGTTATTCAGATTTCTATAAAAAAGATTTGACTCTGAATCTTTTAGGTCCAGTAGGTGATATCGTATCAGAGTGGATTATTAAAGGAGCATTTATCGTAAACATGGCACAAGGTTCTTTGGACTGGGCTACTAGCGATGGTGTTGAATTAACAATCACCGTAGCGATGGACTACTGCGTACTTAACTACTAATCTGCCTGAAATATATATAAAAAGAACCCGGAGAAATACTTCCGGGTTTTTTGTTGTTTTCAAAAGTTATTTTTCGTATATTTATATGAAATAACGTTATTAAAAATAAAATTTATGGAACAAGAACAAAAATTCCCTACAGAAATTGTAGACTTACCTTCTAAAGGGTTACTTTACCCGACAGATCATCCACTAGCATCAGGTACGGTAGAAATGAAGTACATGACTGCAAAAGAGGAAGATATCCTAACTAACCAAGGCTTTATTGAAAGAGGAGTAGTAATCGACAAATTATTACAGTCTTTGATTGTAACCAAGTTTAACTACGATGATCTTTTAGTAGGAGACAAGAACGCTATCTTAATTGCAGCGAGAGTACTAGGATACGGTAAAGACTACGAATTTAATTATCAAGGGAATACTGAGGTTGTAGATTTATCTTTGATCGAGAATAAAGTTTTCGATGAAAGCTTATTTCAAGATAGAAAGAATGAATTTGCTTTTCAATTACCTTCAACAGGTAACACGATTACTTTTAAGCTACTTACTCACGGTGATGAACAAAAAATTCAACAAGAAGTAAAAGGTCTTAAGAAGATTCATAAAGATGCTTCTCCGGAATTATCAACTAGATTAAAACACATGATTATCTCTGTTAATGGAGCTACTGATTCTAAAAGTATTAGAGATTTTGTAGACAACCACTTCTTAGCAAGAGATACACGTGCATTCAGAAAATATGTTGCTGAATTCCAACCAGATGTAGATTTGAAATTCTATCCTGAAAATGGACCAGAAGGAGGGGTTGACATTCCAATCGGGGTCAACTTTCTTTGGCCTGACGCCAACGTATAGAGTAACCATCTTCAACCAGATCCATGAAATAGTATTTCACGGCAAAGGCGGATATGATCACGATACAGTATATGCAATGCCTATATGGTTACGTAATTTTACCTTCCAGAAGATGAATGAATTTTACGAAAAGGAACAGCAGGCTATGAATAAATCTAAGAGCAAAGCACCAAGTAAACCAGCTCCTAG